TATCGAACACGCATGTTGGCACGATTGACATCTACTCGCAGGGGTTTAATCCGGCTGGCGCGGAGCAAGATGGCGACGAGGGGCTTGGGGTTTACGATGCTGGCGCACTTGGAACCGGAAACGTACGCGTCCACGATTACGACGGGGAGATTAGCGGCATTCAGTTCAGCAGCTTGGTGCGGGATAACGGCATCGGGTTATGGCTTCCTGGTTATCAGCACGACAACATCCGTTACAACGACTTGATTTTCAAGGGCTACGGATCGTTTGATAAAGACACGCACATAACCGAGACAACGCCGCGCATGTCCACCAAGGGGATGATCGGCTGCATGTTGAACAACGGGAGTAGCGGGCTGGCGCGTTGTTACGGCAAGAATTTGCATTGGAGTAACTGCACGTTTGAAGCGTGTTACGTCGGGTTATTGTTCGCAACCGGCAAGGGGTGTCGTGTTGACGGCAACCAGATGTGGGACAATCGGTTCTGCATCCGCATGGGCGGGACGAACCATTTGATAAGCAACAATCGAGTTGACAACTACAACAGCGAACCCGGTGGCACGACTGACTACATCCCGTTTGGGGTGGGTGAGAACGCGCTCTATCTACGTAAGCCGGTTGGCTGCGTGATTAGCTCCAATTCGATCAACCAGAACATACGGGCGATTGAACTGGTTGGTAGCTCTTCAACGTCCATCATGGGCAACGCAATTTCAGTTCCAGACCCAACCGGAAGAGCGGGAACGGACAGCGACTACACGGCGGTTCATGGTTTCATACTAAAAGCGACTTCGCTCCCGTACACCGTTGTGGACGCGACATGTGTCACGACAAACACCAGCGTGACGGTTACATGCACCGCCAGCGCGGAAATCAAGGTGGGTCAATCGGTGTCAGGGACGGGGATTCCGACCAGCCCAGCCACCACGGTTGCGACCGTCAATACTGCCGGTGCGGTCACGTCGCTCACATTGAGCCAAGCGGCCACGGTGAGCGGCTCTGGTGTCACGCTGACGTTTTCAACGTCGTCCATTAAATACGGATACACAGGCGAGTCGCAGATGAAGACGCACAATTCCGGACTGATGGTCACCGGGAATTCGTGGGCGCACACGAACTATGTTAACTCCACCAAATCGCCCGTCTGGTTGGATCACACGATAGATTACGGATTAAGTTTTGAAGACGCTACCGGCGACACGCACAGCAACACAACGGTGGACACCATTACGACAAGCGGAAAGATTGCGATTGGCCAATATGTCACGGGATCGGGGATTCCGGCTGGGACGACCGTTGCGACAATTTCGGGCGGTTCTGCTGGGGCGGTCACGGCGTTCACATTAAGCCAAGCGGCCACAACTTCGCTTACTGGTGTCACGCTTACGTTCGCGCCGGTATATATTGTGTACGGGGCGGCTGCTGGAAACGGTTTTCAGCCGACAGCCCCGTTGACGGCGATAAACACTTTGAAAGTGACGAAGACTCGGAGTTCAGACGGAACTGAAACCAGCACCGCCACGTCTTCATCAACATTTGTAGCATCGTGACCAAATCCAACATAGCGAACTACGTCGGCGAAAAAGTCCACAGCACGGACGACGACAGCCAAGCTGTTTTTAAGACGTTTGTGGATCGTCGTTACGAGATGATCTGGAACGCCGAGTTATGGCGTGAGTCGCTTGGGACTTACTCAACGACTATCAGTTCCGGATCAGACATTATTGAGCTAACTCTCGACATGGATTTTCCGGTGTCAGCGTACTGGGACGAGCGCGAGATCACTCCGGTGGATTACCAGCGCGTGTTCCAGATCAATCCGGCGTTACTGGCTGAAAGCGGGACACCCACGGATTTCATTGTGCTGTCAAAAAGTGTCAGCGCCAGCGGAACGCGTCCGCGCATACAGCTAATACGTGTGCCAAGCGAGACAAAGACGCTTTTGGTGCTGGGCAAGCTGAACGTGACGCCGCTTGGCGACAATGACAGCCCAATGTTGAGTGGGATCGACAATACGCTTGTGGCGTTTGTGGAAGCGGACGCGCTTGAATATTTGCAGCAGTACGCCAAGGCACAAGCCAAGCTGCAAGAAGCGGCGGCTCATTTGCAACTGATGCGCGACATGGAGAAGCACCAGAGTGCGCGTGTGCAGCAGTTGGTTCCGGATGTCGAAGCCGCTTGGGGATACAATGATTTCAACTGACAATGCCCCGATACGCGTCCAACTTGCTTGATGAGCCGCTGATATTCGACAACTCGATTTCGTTTATTGGCGGTCAAGTGAGTGGTGTCCGTCCGAATCTTCTCAACTCCAACCAGTTCTCTGACGGCAAAAACGTGGACATAGACACGTTCGGGACGGTTGCCACCCGCAAGGGAACGCTGAAATTCCCATCGACGGCGCACTCGACGAACATACAGGGGCTGTCGTATTTCGATAACCCAACGCAGACGGTGGAGCGTCTGGTCAGCGCGACTGGCGGCAACTTGTACCGCTGCGACGTGGGCGGCACTAGCTGGACGCAGTTGACGGGAGCGGAAAACACTGTTCACGCCACGAACCAAGTGGATTTTGTGCAGTTAGTGGACAGAATGTTTGTGTGTGACGGGGCCAACCCGATGCGGATGATCACGAACGACGCCAACAGCACGGTTCCGAGCGAACACGGTCTGGCGTTCACAAGCGCGACATCACACACTAACCGTTTGTTTGGTTTTGGTGTGTCCGGCCAGCCGAATGACGGGTTGTGGGCGTCTGATATTCTGGACGGCACGACGTGGAACACCAGCACAAACCAGATACGGATTGGTGGACATAGTGGCGACCCGATTCGCGCACTCCATTCGTGGCACAATTTCCATCTCCTGGTTTTCAAGGAGCGTAGTCTTTACATTGTCAATACAGACCCGTCGCTGTTGATAGCGGCCAACTGGGAGATCAAGAAGATCAGCGACCGATTTGGCTGCGTCTCACGCCGCACGGTGGCTGAAGTTGGTGGTGATTGCTTCTTCTTGTCGCGTTTTGGCGTGATGAGCATCGGTCAGATAATGAACGGGGCGCAGACGATTGTTGAGCCGGAGCCGATCAGCACGCCGATACGGGATTGGATCGAGAAGATCAACTGGTCGAAAGCGCACACGGCATGTGGCACGTTCTGGGGTAACCGTTATCTGTTATCCGTTCCGATTGGTTCGGACACACCCAATTACACTTTCGTCTTCAATACCGTGACACGTTCGTGGACTGGCTACTGGACAAACTGGACGCCAACGGTGTTTGCCGAGTCCGCGTTTGCGGGTGATCTGCGGATGCACTTTGGGCAGACGGACGGCAAGGTGCTGAAGTGGCTGGAGTATGTTTCGCAAGATGACGAGACTGACAGCACCTACAAAGATGACGGCAGTTTCTATCCGTCCCACATCACGACGCGTGCATTTGTGTTTCGCGAGCAGATGAACGACAAGATTGGCCGGAACGCCGAGTTTGAATTTAACAAAAGCCGCGCAAACGTGGACGTATTCCAGACGCGTGACGACACCAGCAGCGAGCAGCGGCTAAACTCATCCAGCATTGACACGTCGGAAGGCACGGGGATCACGCTGCCAGTCCCGTTGCCGTGGGTCTTTGGTGATGACGCGGTGATTCGTCGCGCATTTAGCACGGTGTCGAAAGGGACGTTCAACGAGGTTCAGTACCGCGTGTACGCAGCGGAGAACAAGCTGCAACTGCGGGGGGTTAAAGCCAGCGCCATCGTCATGGGACTGGACGCCGAGAAGCGGTAGTTTGCGGGATGTAAGAATATGGGTAAGACTTTCAAATATGAATCTGCTAGACCAACTGGTGGTCGTAAGACCGCTGCGAGACAGAGACGAACTGGTTCGACTAAACGTGGAAGCAAATCGGGACGATCACGTTCCAATTTTGCCGACTCACGTTTTCGAGAAAGCGGGACAACTGGCGGGGTACGCCAGCGTGGGGGCGCTGACGCCCATCAACACATGGTTTCATACTAAAAGAATGAAGGCGCGAGACAGCATAGTGGCGATTAGTTCGCTGGAAAACATGGTGCGGTGCAACGGGGGGAACGGGTTAATCGTTCCGCTATCGGACGAGTCGGCGTTTCTGCCGGTGATGCACCGTTTGGGGTTCGCCAACATTGGACGGGCAAATTTGTTAACGAAAGTTTTTTGATATGAGTTGTTCAAGCGACCCCCCAGATTACGCTGCCGCAGCGCGAGAAGCGTCCGCTTCAGATATTGAAACCGCAGAAGCCCGCAAGAGACTTGATCGCTTGGCCAAGCTGGGTGAGAAAGGCACAATCAAGTATAAAGACGCGTCGGGGAAATGGACTACCCAAGACGTGGACTTCACGGACATCGGCGACATTGATCTTTCCCGTGCGAATCTGGATTATTACATAGAATCTGCTGGCAAAATCAGCGAGTCGATGCTGGAGCAGTCGGAACAGTACGGCGTCCAGTTTGTCGAACAGCGCCGGAAAGAACTACAAGCCGCCGATCCGGAGGGGTTTGCCATGCGTCAGGAGATGGGAAAGCGCATCATGGAGGGCGGGAAGAAGCATTTCATGGCGGCAGCGAAAGGGGCCATGCAGGGGGTGCTTGGAAGCCAAGCGCGTCGCGGCAATTTGTTTGGCAACGCTCCGAGTATCCAAGAAGCGATGGCGGTTGGTGACGTGGGTTACCGCATGTACCAGCAGGACTTGGCCAACATGGGTGCGTACGGGGCTGGCGTTGCCCCAACAGCGCAATTTGGCGCATTGAGCGGGGCGCAGCAAGGGGCTAGTCCGTTTCAGGGGCAGAACATCATGCAGACGGGAATCGGCGCGATGAGCAACCAGCAGTTCGGTCAAGCGACTGGTGGCATCTACGATGCACAGGCGCAGTTGGCGGCGCAGGGGAGTCCGTGGAGCCAGATCGGCGGCATGGCCGCTGGGCTGGGACTGACGGCATTGACTGGCGGCATGGCCGGAATGGCTGGCGGCATGGGCTTTGGTCAGGGGGTTTCCGGTATGTTCGGGCTAAATCAAGATCAGCAGCGGCGACCGCCGGGGGGATGCTGGGTGGCGCGTGAAGTGTTTGGTGTCACGAACCCGATGTGGATGCTGTTTTATGACTGGAAAGAAAACGACGGGCCAAAGTGGCTGAAGTTGCTGTACAACAAGTTTGGCGAGAGTGTGGCACGCTTCATTCGGAACAAGCCGGTACTCAAGCGCTTGATCAAGCGTGCAATGTTGAAAGTGATTATTAAAAAACATGGCTGATAAATTTGGGAGCGGGTTGCAGATGGGAATGCAGATGGCGCGTGATGTGCGTTCTGCCAACGTGGCGGCGGCTGATCGGCGTGAGCGAAGCAAGTACCGTGAGAGCGAGGACGAGAGAGCGGATCGGTTAATGGAGATACGCGAGAGCGTGGAGGATCGTGCTGTACAAGAGAGCGATCTAAAAACAAAGTCCATCAAGAGACAGATGCGGCGTGGCAGAAAAGCAGATACGCGTGCGGGGAGAGAGTTGGATATAAAAGAGAGTGCGGAGGGGCGTGCAGTTGATGCCGCCGATCTGGTGCGGAAGATAAACAAGCACAAGCTGGACAATCTAAAAGACCCGTCCGTGAGTGTCTACAGAAGCAATCGCAGACTGCTGGAAGATTACCAAAAAGATACTGTAGCTGCTGATAAACGGAACGCTGACCAGATGGGGCCGTTAAACGCAGCAATTAACGTGGCTGAAAGAACCAACTCCCCCGAACTCCCAAACTTGTTGGCGATGCGCGAGAAGATGTTGGCAAACCATAAAGATTTTAAAGCCGGACTGGAGCAGTCATTCATGGCCGCGAGCAACCGACCGTACGATGGGAAGTGGAGTATTCGCCCGTACTTCAACGAGTTCACTAACACCATGAGTTATGGAGCGATGTTTGAAGGGGGTAGCGGGCCGGAAGCGGCAGCGGCAATGGAATCGATAAAGTCAATGGGCGGCAATGTCGGCATATCAGCCGGTGCAAGTGCTGCAACCCCCGCCCGATCAGTTGATCCGAACGATCCGCTTGAAATCAGACCCCAGACCCCAACGCCAACCGCTCCATGAGCGAAACCGTACGTGCCGTTCGTGCCAAGTATCCCGACGCTTACAAGGACTTGTCGGATGAAGAACTGACGCTTGGCATCGGCGAGAAGTTCCCCATATATCTGGGTCAAGACGCCGAGTTCAAAGACGATTTCGAGTCATACAGCGCCGACCGCAACTCCGACGACACAATTTGGGGGATGGTTCGCAACGCGTGGTTGCGCGGGTTGAACCAAGCGACGACAGCGGACGTGCTGGTTGGCGAGACGGGTGGTGGTAGGTGGAGCGAAGAAGATCGCATTGAAGAGATGGCGCTGGCCAACCGCCGCTCCCAGATGCTGCACGGCAGTCAAGCATACCAGGAATTTGCAGCCGCACCGGAAGAAGATAAGATCGGGCGCTTTTTCAAAGACCCGTTTGAGATCACCAGCCAAGTGATCATTGAGTCGTTGGCTGCACAGTTCTCGTACGGGCGTGTCCGCATCCCGGCGGCGACCGTGACCGGGATGGCGATTGGTGCGATTTCACCCGACCCGTTCACGACGGCTTTTGGCGCTGGCGCTGGGTTTGTCAGCGGCAACGTGGTCACGACGTTGGGGCTTTCGTACGGCTCAAAATTCAGCGAGATGCTGCAAGGCGAGGGGGTGGACATCACCAATCCGGAAGCGATCAAAGCCGCGATGAGCGATCCGGAGTTCATCAGCCGCGCACGGAACAAGTCGTTGAAGTACGGCATACCGATTGCGGTCGTTGACGCCATCACGATGAAGCTGGGCGGGTTGGTGGCTGGCTCCGGTCGGAAGCTGCTGACAGAATCGGTCGGTGGCGCTGCCGGTGAAGCTGCCGGACAACTGGTGTCGGAGGGGGAGATCACGTCACCATCAGAAGTGTTGATTGAGGGTCTTGCGGAGCTTGGCCCAGGATCGATGCAGCAGATCGGCGTCACGCTGCTGAAAGACAAAAACGTCAATGAAGATTTAAAAGAGGCGCAGTCGAAGTCGGACAACATTAAGAACAAGCGCGAGCAGACGGTGTTGAGCGCGTTTCTGGACGACATAAAAAAGCGGCAAGAAGAAACTGCCACCCAGCCAGCCGCCGATGGGAGCCAGTCGGTCGATCTTGGGAAGAAGGTGGTGGTGACCAATGCCGGAGCCAATGCTGGTGAGATTTTGCAGGACGGTTCCGTGCCAAACAAAGTCGTGACCGGACTGGACGACGCCAAGTTCAGCGACTTCCGAGAAGTGGTGTTCGTTGACACGGACGACCCGCACATCGCGAAAGTGACCGGCGTTGGTCTGTTAACGGTGAACGTGAGAGCGTTGAAAGCCCACATCAAAGAGACGGGCATCGATGCAACCGAGTACATCAAGCGGATGATCCAGGAAGAGTCGATCCACGACGCCCACTTGAAGTCCATACTGGGTGAGTGGGAAACGAACGGCGGTGATCTGTCGTTTGACGAGTTCGCCGCGCAGCGTTTCGAGAAGATCGCGTCGGAGATGAC